CTAACCCACTGATTTTAATAGGCCTCTTGTGTCACTTTGGTGACTATGGGACATCATTGGGACATAATCTGCCAGCTTCTGATTCAGCATTGCGATCTGTTCTGCATTGCTGTCAGTCATCCATGCTCCGTATACATTGAAAACCATCTGGGCACTGGCATGGCCCATCTGGCTGGCAATGAAGCTTGGATTTGCTCCGGCAGATAATGACCAGCACGCATAAGTGTGTCGTGACTGGTATGTCTTTCGATGCCTGATGCCTGCACGCTTAATGGCTGTTTCCCATGAGTCGCCAATGGAATCTACCTTGTAGATAAAACCTACCTGTTTGCTTTTTCTAACCACCTGGGGGTTGAATACGAAAGTACATTCATGATTCACTGAACGTCCATATTCACGTAGTTGAACCTTGATGTGGTGCTGCTTACCCAGTCTTGTCATTTCAGCCTGATTTTTCAGGACACTGATAGCGGGCTGGATAAGATGCACAACCCTGTTTGTACTTGCTTCAGTTTTAGGTAGAGTGAACTCACCGAGTTTCGTATAATTGCGCCTGATAGTAATTGTTCCTGCTTTCAGATCGATATCTTCCCAGGCCAGGGAGACCAGCTCACCATGACGCATTCCTGTGTACACAGCCAATGACCACAGGTTTTTTGTCTGCTGATGCCGGCAAGCATCTATCAGGCGAATAAATTCGTCACGAGTTAGCGGATCTGGCTCTGCCCTGGCTTTTTTAAGAGGCTTAATTCCCTCGAAGGGGTTTGCTTCTAAGTAACCGTGATCTGCAGCAAACTGAAACATTCCAGCGATTGTCGTCATATAATAATTTACAGTAACGACGCTCCGTCCTCTTGCTGGTGCTTTGTCTTTCGTTGAATTCTGATATCCGGTCAGCAAATCTTTCCTGATATACAGCAATTCCTCTTTGGTCACCGTTGACACCAGTCTGCTACCTCCAATTTTCGGAATCATTGTTCTTGCAACGGACTCATAGCGATTGAATGCATTTGCAGAGATTTCCATGCGTTTCAGATCCAGCCACTTTTTTTCAAGTTCTTTCACCGTAATTTCTTTTTTATTTACCCCAAAAGCCTTGAGGTTAGGAGAGTCAGGGAACTGCGCAGCGTAATCAAAGTTTCCTGTACGAATGGCAAAACATACAGATGTCCGCAGCTCTCCGGCGATCTTCCTGTTCTTGGCAGTGTCAGGGACACCAAGATTTTCCCTGACACGTTTACCTTTAAAATTAAACCAGATGCGTAATGTGCCACCGTGGTTTTCGACGCCTGTTGGATATTTGACTTTATCCATCGATACCTCCAGACGCCCAAGAGCGATATGAGCTTACATATTTCATGGTATTAAATCACCCAGGTTGTTTGTTTTTCATTGAAGCGACCCAGGCATCGATTGCTTTTCTGTTATACATACATTCGCTGGAAGGTTTTGGATTACCGTCAGGCGATACGTGAATATACTCTCTTCCTACCATCCAGCATTCTTTCCGGGCCCGGAGAATTGTGCCTGGTTTGAGCCCGGTAATTGCGATAAGAACGCTTTCACAAACCCATTCATTGGGAGCCAGTTGAATCACATTGCCCATGCATTACCTCACACAACACTCAGCCCACGGCAGTGGCACCACACTTCAAACATTCGTTTCACAATTTCACGGCAGTAGAAACCGTCAACATCTCGCGTCAGGTCATAGCGATTGCCGTAACGCTGGCGTACCCATAGCTCAAACGCTTTATTCATTCTTTATTTCCTTTTCATGGCCCGTAATTTTTTCAGATGAGTTTCCTGTTCTGTTTCTGCCAGAATTTGTCGGTATTCCTGGTGATCGAGCCGTTCAAACAGTTCATTAAAATCGTTTATTATTACCGACTGTGTTCGCCCATCCATTCTTCTGTACAACACAGTGTTATTTATGCAGCGAATAATTTTTACCGGGTAACCGGCACTGTCGGTATACAGTTGTCCCTGATTAATCAAAGCGAACATTTTTTCTCCTGCTCTCTGAATAGTGAGAACTTCAGAGTCGTATGTTTGTAGCGGGTTCAATACTGATAATTTCTGCTGAGATAAGCATCCCGGCAAGCCAGAGTTCTCCGGACAGGTCTTCATCCTGACATATCAGTTCGCCAATATTAATGGTGGCCATGATATCTGTTCCCCCTGTGCGCTCATCCTCGACTTCTTCATAAGGCAGTGTTGCGTACAGGCTTTCAATAGCGCAACTGATAACATCCAGTCCGGTCAGATTGCCGCCGACAGTAACTTCGAATGTTTCGCGGTATTCCCATAACCCGAAAGTTAATCGAACGGTTTGTTTTGTCATGCGTCCGCATGACGTCAGATTCGGGTCATAGTTCATTATTTGCGGTTGGGCATTATGGGTGTTCATCTGCTTTTCCCTTAGCCCGGCGACCTGCCGGGCATATAAGTTATTTAACCTGGATAAATGGTGTACTGGCGCCGCTGGTCATGTATTGCGGCAGTGTGCCGTTCCATTTATTGATGGCTTCCAGCTCCATAACACCGGGGTTCTGGCGCAGAGCTTCACCGCGTAAACGAATAGCATCGGCTTCAGCCTGGGCTTTTGTGCGAATCGCATCTGCCTGTCCGGCAGCTTCCGCGCGCAACATGTTGGCTTCCGCTTCGCGCTGTTTAACTTCCTGCTCGCGCTGCAGTGTTTTCTGGTTCGCCGTGACTTTGGCATTAATGCTGTCGAGAACGGTTGGCGGATACTCCGGCTTACCCACATATGAGAGGCTCATTACCTGAATACCGATGGGCGTCATTTCTTCCTGAATGTCTTTAAGAGCAGCATCCAGCAGCTCAGACTTGCCGCCGTCGATAAATTTGTCGGTGGTCATTTTGCTGGCCAGTCGGTTAAGTGCGTCGGCGATCTTCTGACGCAGGTCGGTGTCGGTAATGTCATCCACGCCTTTGCGGTAGGTCTGAAACACCGTGGTAACTTTGGATGGATCAACTTTGTAGGCCACGCCAATGTGATAGCCGATGGTTGTACCGTCACTCATCTGGAAACTGAACGGTTCATCGTAGGTCTTCATTTGCTTGAAGGTGGGGAAGATGTAAACTTCAGTATTCCAGCCAGTCCAGTAGCGACCAACACCGACCACCTCACCGACGCCTTTGTCGTCGCCCAGTTTATTTACCTTGATGCCAACATTACCTGGTTCAACGCGATCGCAACCGACAAGCCCAATAGTCGGCAGAACAATGGCTAAAGCAAAAATAATTTTTTTCATCTTTTATCCTTAGTGAAAGAAAGACCCTTGTAAATGGCATAAATGCAGGGCGGGGTCAGAAACGCCAGTGCAAAGCCAGAAATAACTGCTATCGTATCCTTCATGGATATAAGGAACGGAACAAGTAATCCGTAAATACATGCGATAATTGCCAGTAAAATTACTATTGTGAAATACAGTCTCATTGGTCTGTGGTATCCCGATATTTTTAACCGACTGACAGCACAATAAAGAGAATAATGATTTCAGTTAGTGTCAGTACTGTGGCAAGGATTAAAATCAGTTTTACTCTGTTTAATTCACGGTTGCTTTTCATACAAACGGTTAGTAAAAAACGGAAGAATTATATTCTTCTTAATATTTAATGTGTCACTGGCGCTTCTGGCATACTATGAGTATTCAGGTCGTTAATCATTTCATCCAGAAGGAGTTCAAGCCCTTCGCGCCCCATAGCAGAGACAATGAAACCATTATCAGGATCTGCGATGAGCATTTTTTGATAGAGAAACAGAACTCGCCCCATGCCTTCAGCTTCGCCATATTTTTCAATAAATCCCCATTCGACATGGTTTTGCAGGGCAATGCGAAGTGGTCCGGGGTAGATACTCAGGCAACCATGTTTCCCCTTGTAAATAACTGCGCGATCTGTAGTTCCATTATCGTTAGGGATATCAACAGTGCCGTTCTTGTCTTCCTCTTCATTTATAAATGTCGTCACATACAGCCATCGCCACTGAGCAACCTTCATATCGACTGAAAATCGTCCCAGCAACCCTGCATCATCGGCTTCAGCAATACATTGCATGATTCTTAAACCGTGTGAGTTTGGATAATCGTATTCACCATCATTAAGTCGCTGTACGGCATCAACAAAATCAATGGTTGTATTGCCAATTTTTATGCCATGTGGCGTAACTTCTGGTCGGAACTCTGAATGATTCATAATGTTTGCTCCTTTGCTGGTGGAATAATCGTGTAGCCAGCTCTTTTTGCCATCCACAGAAATGTATCCATGCAACCAACGAATTCATTATCCAACAGATGTTTTGAGTAAATTACTTCACCATTTTCAATGGTTAGCAACACTCTTACTTTTTTATGTGTTATGTTTTGTTGTTTTTCTTCCATTGACTTATCTCCCATATGCTTTGCGCAAATACAGGCTGGCTATATGAAGATAAGAATCTCCATGTTGTGCAATGAGGCAGGCAGTTTTATACGATGCCTTATGTTTCAGGAAAGTCATAACATAATCTCCTGCGAATAAAGGTTGCAACAATCCCCGGCGATAAAACCGTAATAAACATTCAGGGAATATTTATTGTTATTGCGCTAATTCTTTTTCGGCAGCAGATTTTGCATATTCACATGCAAAATTCAGAATTTCGCTGCCAAGTGTTTTTGTTTCGTGATTACTGGACATATGTAATACCTGTGTTGCATGCAATAAATGATAAACATTTACCGCAAATGAGTCCGGCTCCAGACAAATGCCTTCATAATCATCTTGTTGTGAGGTTGTTTCTGTCATTGCTCCTGAAGTGCATGCGAGTCTGTTTTTGACAATTCTCTTTCCTCTAATCACTATATCGGCAACATCTATTGCCTTTACAACCTCCGGGAGAAGTTCCGGGTTTGTATAATCAAAGTCATCAACATGGAGAACGGTTATGTTTTCGAACTTTTTCATGCGCAAGTATCTCCTGCTGTTGGTTTACCGGTTAACAGCCACATCGGGTCGCAACCAAGGACATTTGCCAGCGGGATAAGCATACTGATAGTTGGTTCATAGTCTCCGCTCTCCCACTGAATGATGATTTCTTCATCGAGATCGAGCAGCCTGGCGAGTTCGGCGGTTGTTAAGCCGCAGGCTTCGCGTTGGGTGCGAAGGTTAACCAGCCAGCCTTTAGGGAAGGATTGTTTTTGTTGTGCAGGAGAAGCCGCAGATAGAGCATATTCATGGATAAATTCCATTACCTCAATGCCCAGTTCCTTTGAGCGAGCACAATCCAGAAGATGGAATGTGCGTACAGCACTTAGCAAATTTGCAATATTTAATGCAAAGGAATCAAGTTCTAAGCCTTCAAGCGTAACACAGCCGCAGTTGATAAAATTAGTTGTTTCTGGAGTTGCTTTTAGTGTCTTCATATACCCACCAACAATTTTAAATTGAATTTAATCAAGTTATAATTGATGGTGCGATATTATGCTTTGAGAAATAGGCTGTCAAGAAAAAATTGATATCGTGTGTTTTAGGCAGAAAAAAACGGGCAAAGCCCGTTAAAATCAAAGACTAACCAAATCTGTTTATATTGAATGGTACTGATGAGATCACTTTAGACTGGATATAAAGCAGAGCTAACCCCTCTTTTTCGATGCTCCATGGTTGATAATTGGGGTTATCAGATAACACCATGATTTTGCTTCCAATTTTTTGAAGTCTTTTCACGTAGCATTCTCCATCAAAACAAAATGCATAAATGCCATCGCCATCAAAATAAGTTACTGTCTTATCAAGAAAAAGAAGGTCGCCAGGTGAGATTGTGGGAGCCATACTGTCTCCTCTGGCGTTACCTATTTCTATATTTTTGAATGCCCGATTTCCAACAAGGCGTCGGGCATATTCAGGATCAAGTTCTATTGAGCGCACTACATCTATCAAGTCACCACGGACATGAGTTCCATCACCGCAACTAAACTCAACATCAAGGACATTAAACACGACGCTATCTGTTCTTGTCTGGTGTTTCTCTTGCGAGGAAAAGGTTGGTGAGGAGTCTTCACCTAAGAACCAGGATTGTGGATAACCGCTAATCTCGGATAAATGCGCGAGCTTATCACTCCGTGGAAATGTTTTTCCTGTTGTCCAGTACTGCACTGATTGCGCACTCACACCTAACTTGCGGGCCAGTTGAGCCTGAGTCCATCCTTTTGCTTTCAGCATCGCGGCTATTCGATTTTCCGTGTTTTTGACGTTCTTCATGACCAAATCCTGTGGGTTTCTTTACAAGGATAAATCTTTACTTGATTTTAGTGTATTCGATCCTTTTGCAACTTGCATGTTAATTTAAACTTGATGTATTCTTGATTTATAAAGTTAATATTGGTGCTTTGTTATGAAAGGAAATGATTACGACAAACTTCGTGCATTAATTGCGCAAAATGCCATAGCGCGAAATCTTGGTGTGACGCCGCAAGCGGTGAATCAGTGGTTTTCAAAAAACACAATTCCTGCTCGTTTCGTTTTACGCGTATGTGAAGTAGTTGCATGGAAGGTCACGCCACATGGCTTAAGGCCAGATCTTTATCCTCACCCTGAAGATGGAATTCCTGATTCGTTACGCAAAATTTCAAATCCAAGCCTAGCGCGCACGGAAGATGGGCAGAGTGATTCATCAGAAATGTCCACGCGATGAACGGTTACTGAACGAAAAAAGAAAAGCCGGGCCGCACTCCGTCAGCCCGACTTATTCTGATTAGTAAGGGGATTTCATGATGATCAATAAACAAAAATTAGTCAACCCTGAAAACTTGCCAGTTATTGAGTGGCAGGGAGTACGTGTAGTTACCACCGAAACGTTGGCGGCGGGATATGGAACAACGCCAATCCGTATACAACAGAACTACATTCGAAACGAAGATCGTTTCGTTGAGGGTAAACACTTTTTCAAAATCAGCGGTGATGAGCTGAAATCTTTCCGACTATCTTTTAGCGAGTCGGTTAATAAACATACAACATCACTTGTCCTCTGGACAGAACGCGGCGCTGCCCGCATGTCAAAAATCGTCGATACAGACGAGGCCTGGTTGTTCTTCGAAAAAATGGAGCAGGCGTATTTTCGTAAAGCAACGCCTTCTTCAAACACTATTCCAGACTTTGACGATCCGATCGCTGCTGCTGAAGCGTGGATTGAAGCCAAAAAATCCGAACGCCTTGCTCTCGGGTATGCAGAGCGTCAGGCTCGCTACATCAGCAAACTCGAAAGCCATCTCGCCGATGGCATCACTCCTGTGCAGTTCTGCAAACAGCTCAACGGTGTAAACACTCGTCAGATTAATGCGTTCCTTGAAGAGCGTAACTGGCTGTATGACGACCGTCCGGAGGCTATGTATCCGCGCTGGCGTGTAAAAGCGTATGCACGTGGCCAATACCTGACTGAGCGTTCTGGGCAGGTTGAGCAGGAAAACGGGGAAATGCGCGAGATTTTCAAACCACTCCCGAAGAAAAAAGGTGCCGCCTGGTTATATCGCCATTATCTGAACGGCGAACTACCTATGAAGAAAACATGGGATGGGCAATTTACCCATAACACTGAGCTCGCGAATCTTTTACAGGAGAGCAAATGATGCAAACCAAGACATGTGTAACTGGTGATGTCGATCTGAAACCTTGCCCGTTCTGCGGAAATCCGGAAGTACAACTCATTGAGGTGAAATATTTTCTGGATGGCGATGATGGTTATTACGTCGCATGTACTTGCTGTAACGCAAACCAGATTCCTGATTCGAAAGAACGTGCTGTTCATGACTGGAACCAGCGCGAAAACGCGGATTGACGGCGAGTAGGTACAAAATGATCCGCAACCAACATATTGATTCTGCAATTTCGGGACGTTACACTGTTCCTGCACCTTATAAAGCGGGTGCCGGGGGTCGCAGCCCGGAATTGCATACGGCGATATATGACGCGCCAGCGTCTTTTTTATCGTCCGCGCTCACGCACGCCAGAATTATGGTGGGCTGGGCAGGGGAGCCGAAAGGCTCGCCGGTTTCCGTATGCGCCGGTACTGCGAACCCTGTTCAGTTCACCACCCATGAGTTTCGCAGCTCCGGTGGTGGAAGTTATCCATTGCATACGGAGGCTGCCATCATGGCTACAGTCCCAACTTCCCCATACCTGAAAATCGAAGTCGTCAACGGCAAAGCTGTTATTTTCTCCCTGCATGTTGCCTGCCACTTTAAGCGCATGCACCAGAACATCGTCGACAAAATCGAGTATCTGAACTGCTCGCGTGAATTCTTCTCCCGTAATTTCATACCGGGTACTTACCACGTGTATGGCGATTCCCTGCGTGGTTATTACATCACCCTTGACGGCCTGATGATGCTTCAGCTTGGGTTAAGTCTGCGCACAATGCGGTACTACGAGAGCTGTATTGAAGCATTCCATAAGGCAGAAACCAGCCTCAGTCACACCGCTTTTCGCCGTAATCAATGGGAGGCGCGCCATGTGTAATAACCATTATTCAGACACCTCTGTTACGGTAATTAAAACCCTGATGGATGCACTGATTGACATCTCTGTTATCGCAGATATGGCGCATAAACACGCCACCAGTGAAACAGAATATGCCGGTGCTTTTGTTCCTCATTCACTGGCTGTCATGCAAATTAGCGCCGACCAGGCGCTGGAAACAGCCAGCAAAATGCTCATGGCTGATGTGCAGGAGGAGCGCCCATGATTCGTCGCATCGTTAATTCCCTGTATCACCGATACAACCGTTGCCCCCGTGTGGGGCAGTGGTTCGCCACCAGCAACGGTCACGTTCTGCGGGTTTGCCTGGTCAGTACCGAAAGCCAGAAAGTCGTGTGTGAATTACTGGGGCGTAACTACACCATCAGTTACCCACTGGTGGCGTTTCAGTCCGGAAAAATGTTTAAACGCCTGGGAGGTGCCGTGTGAGTCGTTACGCTCCAACACCGGAAGTTATGGCTATTGGTCAAATTAATATTTCCGGCAATGTCACACCAGCGAACTGGTGGAAACATATTCGGCTACCCAGTGGTCGTCCGGATGCGACCGCTATCGCCCTGCTCTCAGAGATCGTTTACTGGTACCGCCCGACAGAAGTCAGGGATGAACATACCGGGGCTTTGCTGGGATATCGCAAGCGTTTTCAGGGGGACAAGCTGCAAAGAAGTTATCAGGCGTTTGCTGAGCAGTTTGGTTTCGGGAAAAGGGAAACCGCGGATGCGTTGAAGCGCCTTCGTGATGCCGGGTTTATTTCCCTGGATTTACGCACTGTGGAAATGCTCGATGGTGTGAAATGCAGCAATATTTTGTTTGTCGGGATCAACCCACAGGCAATTGCTGCCATTACTACTCCTTCTTCTGTTTCGCCAGAAAGTAACAGCAATAACGCAATCAGCGATACAGCTATTACGTTAAAACGGAACACCCCCCAACGTCATAACGGAACAGGGGATACGCCGAATGTTGATACAAATACAGAGATTACTACAGAGATTACAACGGAGACTAAAAACACTATTGGCGCATCCGCTGACGCGCCTGCACCAGCGCGTTCTGCCCGACAGGAATATTCACCGGAATTTGAACAGGCCTGGCAGGAATATCCCAAACGTGCTGGTGGTAATTCCAAGTCGGCAGCCTTCAAAGCCTGGAAAGCCCGTCTCAGGGAGGGAATAAAACCGGAGACCATGCTTGATGGCGTGAAGCGGTATGCCGCCTGGGTACGTGCTACAGGAAATACCGGCACACAGTTCGTGAAGCAGGCTGCGACGTTCTTTGGACCCGATCGTCACTTCGAAGAATTCTGGCAACAGCCAGCCGCTCCCGGAGGTGGGCGACAGCGACAGGTCGATGTCCTGGCTGGCCTGGGAGCCATGTCTGACAAATTCGGTAAATCCAGTGACAAACTGACATTCTGAGGTGACAGCGATGATGACGTTTAACCTGCGTGAACAACAAAAAAGACTACAGGCGCGAATGGATGAGTTACGGGCAGAGATTGCATTTGCTCAGAAGGGCGAAAAGCCATGGCCTTATCGTTCCTGCCTGATGCGTGAAGGCCGCGGATATTGCGAAAAACACGGTAAATACAGTACGCATATACTGGTGTGGAGCGATCGTAATGGCGAGGACAGAGAAAAAATTTCATGCTGCCCTGACTGCTTGATCGCTGAGGCCAACGATTTGACCATGGAGCTGTCGTCCCTCAAGGCGGAAGAGCTGACTGATAACGCCGGAATTGCCCTGCGTTTTCGGGACTGTGAGTTTGATAACTATCTGGAGGTTAATCCTGACGCAGCCAGAAATCTTGCAGCCTGTCGCCGCTATGCGGAGAACTGGCCAGATATGCTGGAGAACGGTACCAGTCTTGTTATGACCGGCAGTTGCGGTACCGGGAAAAATCATCTGGCGGTATCAATGGCAAAACACATCATCCGTAACTATCTGGCCAGTGTGGAGATCACCGACGTGATGCGCCTTACCCGTGCTGTGAAAAACTGCTGGCGGAATGACAGCGAAAAAACAGCGGATGAAGTTATTGAGCATTATGCGTCAATGGATTTGCTGATCATCGACGAAGTTGGTGTTCAGTTTGGCAGCGCGGCTGAAATGGCTATTTTGCAGGAAATTATCAATGCCCGGTACGAAAGTATCCTGCCCACCATCCTGATCAGCAACCTTTCACCGGAAGAGTTGTGGGCGTTCATCAGCCCCCGCATTGCCGACAGGATCACAGACGGGGGGCGCAACTGGTTGTCGTTCAACTGGCCCAGCTACCGTTCTCGTATCAGAGGTGTGGCTGCATGACAACACCAGTCTGGCGTAACGATGACCTTGAAGGCGCTGTCATTGGCGCGTTCTTTCTGCGTGGGGCAGATCCTGAAGTGTTGGATATTCTGGCCACACTGCCAGCGGACGTTTTTTCTGTACGAGCGTATCGGGATATCTACACAGGCATCTGCAGACAGGCCCGTGTTTCAGGTGTGATTGATCCTGTGCTGTTGTGTAATGAGATGCCGGAACTTGCTCCGGTGATTACTGATACCGGGCGTAAAACCTGGGTGAAGTCTTCACTGGAGCACTATGTTACGGCGTTGCGTCGCAATGCTGCATTGCGTGATGCAGAAAAAACACTTAATGAGGCGTTGCAGAAATTACGTGATGCGCATACCTGTGAAGCAGCTGAAGATGCCCTGAAGGATGCGCAGAACATGATGGCCTCATTGTCGACGGAAAAGGGCATTATTCAGCCGGTACATATTGATGATGTGCTTCCGGAGGTGGTTGAGCGTGTTGAATGCCGGAATCAGGGGCTGGAGAAATCCAGGACGTTGATGACCGGTATTGATGAACTGGACGCAAAAACAGGCGGCATGGAGCCCGGCGACCTGGTATTTATTGCGGCTCGTCCGTCAATGGGCAAAACCGAACTGGCGCTGGATATCATCGACAAGGTGACTGAGCAGGGGCATGGTGTTCTTCTGTTCACAATGGAAATGGCGAACATCCAGATTGGTGAACGCATGGTATCTGCGGCTGGAGGAATGCCGGTATCACGCCTGAAATCTGTCACTCACTTTGAAGACGAAGACTGGGCACGTTTCTCTCAAGGGGTGGGGCGGATGACCGGGCGCAATATCTGGATGGTGGACCAGGCGAACCTGAGCATTGACGAGATATGCGCAACAACGAAACACCACCTGATTAAACATCCGGAAACGGCGCTGGTGGTGGTTGATTATCTCGGACTGATAAAAACCCGAACCACGGGGCGTCATGACCTTGCCGTTGGTGAAATCTCAAAGGGGCTTAAAGGCCTGGCAAAATCCGGTGGTTTTCCGTTGATTGCGCTGAGCCAGCTCTCCCGCGGTGTGGAGTCCAGACCCAATAAACGCCCCATGAACTCAGACCTGAAAAATTCCGGAGAAATAGAGGCGGATGCAGACATCATTCTGATGCTTTACAGGGATGAAGTGTACAACCCGGATACGCAGGCCAGGGGCATCGCAGAAATCAATATCACGAAACAACGTAACGGTTCTCTGGGGACGATTTATCGGCGTTTTTATAACGGACATTTTCTGCCTGTGGATCAGGAAAGCGCACAGATTCTTTCCACCCCAATGCAGCAGCTCCAGCCGCGCAGATACAGCAACAAACGAACTGACAGCAGTAAGATGGAGCGTTTCTTTTGAACAACCAGACAATGACTTTTACCCCTGAACAATTACGTAAACAGGCGCAGGAAATGTTGCGACAGGCGGAACAACTGGAAAAAACAGGTGTAACAAAAGATGCCATTCGTCGGGATATGGTGCCAGCGCTCAGGGAACTGATGCAGGCAAAACACCGTGCACAAAAAGCAGTGGATGAGCTGGTGGATTGTGTGGCAGAGCTGGAAACCAAAGTTGGAAAGTTTGAAAAGCTGGTGCAGGAGGTACTGCGCTGATGCGTGATATTCAGATGGTTCTTGAGCGTTGGGGGGCGTGGGCTGCGAATGAAGGAGGTAGTGTTTACTACTCACCGATAGCAGCTGGGTTTAAAAGCATACTTCCTTTTTCTGGCAAAGTCAGACCTATTTGCAGTGATGATGACGGACTGATTATCAGTTCGGCTATGAATGCGTTAAAGAAAAAAGATCCATATCTTTGTACACTACTTGAACTGCATTATATACATAGTATTTCTGCTAGAAATATCGCCAAAAGACAAGGCATCTCGCACACTCAAATTCTTAAACGCTTACAAAAGGCTGAAGGTTTTATTGATGGCTGTTTATCAATTATGAATGTGAAGCTTGATGTTGATGGTGCTCTTCATCATGGGTAGTTAAAGCGTCCCTTGATTTTCATTGTTTGCTGAATAAAATCCATTCGCTTGCAATGGGCAAGTGAATGGATACATGGAACATTGAGGTATTTCTATGGGCGGTATATTTGATTTTTTAACTTCTCATTTTGGAGTTTTTTTAATCGGTTTAGCTATAGGTAGTATATGGGTATGGAAATATTCGAAAAAAACTAAAAATGATGAAATAGAAAAATTGAACGCTGAACACTCAGAGAAATTGTTATGGTTGCGTGAAAAGTGTGATGAAAAGGTTAGGGATGCAGAGTATAAAACCCAACAAAAAATCATTGAATTGAATGCACTTATTGAGAATCATCGAGTTAGATGTAAAAATATTTTGTCAAAAGCGGTTGATTATGCATTTAATTTTGAAGATGAATTCTTTCAACAACACAAAACAGCTCAAGTTGAAATACAAAAAGTACTTGATGATACCTTTCGTTATAAAAGAAAAACTCTTTTATCATCAGTTTCTTTAAAAAATTATGAAAAAAAACTACAAGATATAAAGAAAGAGCGTGAACTGTATAAAGGATTAATCGCTAAATATGATTTCTTCCATTTAGAGGATCATTCTGATTGGGAGGCGGTAGAGAAAGAATTTAAAGAAAAGGTGCTGGCTCTACAGGCAGCTCAAGAAGAACGAGAATATCAGAATGAAATCAAGCGCCAAATGAAAGAAGAGCGTCAGCGTCAGGAAGAGCTAGAGCGTAGGCAACGTGAAGCAGAAGAAGAGGAGAAGCGACTGGAAGAACAGCAGCGTGCTATTGATGAAGCCTTGGCTTTGGCTGAGGGGACATATAAAGCCGAACTGGAACAACAGAGATTGGAGCTTGAACAGAAAATTGCAGATGTGCATAAGCAGTATGAACGCGCCAAGTCTATGGCGCAATTAACTCGTCAAGGACACGTATATATAATATCAAATATTGGTTCATTTGGTGAGAATGTATATAAAGTTGGTATGACTCGACGTCTGGAACCAATGGATAGAGTTAAAGAATTGGGTGATGCATCTGTACCATTTGATTTTGATGTGCATGCCATGATTTCCTGCGATGATGCTCCAGCTTTGGAAAAAGCATTACATGATTATTTGGAGCGCTATAGAGTAAATAAAGTCAATTTGAGGAAAGAATTTTTCAGAGTCGAACTGGAAAAAATCATTGAAGTGGTGAAGCACCATCATGGAAATATAGAGTACGTCGCCAATCCAGCCGCGCTGCAATATTACCGAACTCTTGAAATGGAAGGTCAAGATAGTGAGATGCATGAAGAGCAGGCTTCCCTTGCTACAGCCTGATGCAAAGTCTTGCGGAATTCCAAAAATCCGGATATCCTGTTAAGAGTGGTTACTTCGCCACACAGCTTAAACCCGTCGCCTGGCGGGTTTTTTATACCTGAAAAACGGCACAGGACGTTAAACGCGCTGGTGGTTGCGAATACCGGTCTTTCAGCTTGCTGGCTTTTTCGACAAGAGTTATTGGTATGTCATGTTAACCAGAAAAGGAAAAAAGACATGCTAAAACAGCAGGATATGACTGAAACCGCCAGAGTGGTGTTTAATGAATTAAGCGTCACCGAACCGGCGACCGTCGGGGAAATTGCGCAGAATACT